CTGGAATTGTAAGAACTATTCTCATTCTGTCTTCACCTTCTTCAATTTCCTCTTCTGATAAGACTTTTTTATCGATTTCTGTTCGTTCTCTATTGCACAGAAAAGACACAGTTTTTTGTACGGGCTTGAAGTAATAAATTTTTGATGACATTTTTTACAGTATTTCTCATACAATTTCATTTAAAACACCTCCATTACTTTGATTTTGTTTTAGACGTATAAACTATTGCCTAACACCTAAAAAAACGATTCTGAACCAAATATGACCGTCTGAAGGACATTTATTAGTATCACTCATTCTTTGCTGCTAAAAAATTTTGATTGAGCGTCTTGTACAAAATCGTCACCACTCTTTCCAATCCTTCACGATAACCCTTCCAGTAATAAGTCCCATTTATTGAGCTTGAATTAATTTCTTGCTCTCTTGCCTCATTTATCTCGTTATGAATTTTGTCAAAAAGCCCGTCTAATATTTCTAATTCATGCACAGGACATCTCGCTTCTGCTGCATAGCCATGCAATTCCATTTCTGCTCTGATGTTGTCATTGAGTTGTTCTTGCGCTTCTAAATCCGCCTCAGTATCAAAGAAATAATCTTCTCTCATTCACTTTCCCTCCTCCAACTATTGTCTTTCTTTTTTGCTTTAAACTTTATCTCTCTCATTTTACATCCCCTCCTTCTCATAAAATGCTTGCAAATCCGCATTGTCAAAGCCAGGAGCTAACCTCCCCCACAGCTTCCAACTTAACTCTATGCAGTAGCTATACGCTGCGTTTCTGTCCCCACCAGCCATTTCCAATGCTTTTCTAGCTAAATAAGGATGTACTTTATCAGGATTGCCTTTCTTAGTTTTCTTGTTACCCATTTTACTCATTCCCCTTTCTTTCTTTGTCTAATCTCTTCTACAAAATCCATTACAACCATACAAAACGCCATTATTGAAGTAGCTATTGAAATTACGAGAAGTATAACAAGAGCAATTTTGATTACTTCGGGTGCATTTTCAAGCGTTGTTGATTGTGTAGAGTTAATAGGACGTGGTATAAATATTGGCACTGGTATAGGAAACATCGTATTTACTCCTCCTCCCATTCTTCCCATTCTTTCTGACTTTTTAACCTTTCGTACATTCTTTCGATTGTGTCGCATATTTCAACATATTCGCACATATTACACCAGTAAGGACAGTCTTCCGTTTGTGCTTCCAAAAATTTTTCCAATAACTCCCTCTTATTCATTTCGTTTTATGTCTCCTCCTCCCCTGCGAAAATTCTTATAATTCTTTTTAACCGTTTGTTTTCTTCTACAAGTTTCTCATTCTCCTCCGCAAGTTTATGTACAAGCTGTCTTAATTGTCTGTTTTCTTCTTTTCGTGCTTCTAGCTCATCAAAGTAAATCATACGCATTCTCCTTTCTTGCTTTTTTGTAAAGTTTATCCGCAATTTCTAAATATCTTTTGTCTTTTGTTTTTTTGTATTGTTTTTCAATTTCGTCAAAAATCATATCTACCAACAGCAACAGATTATCTCTTACTATCTCTTGCGCCTCTTTATCATCCCCGTACTGGTCTATCAATTGTTCTGTCCTCTGTGCAATTTTCTCAAACTTTTTTTCATCGAACATGCCTTACTCTCTCCTTACTCTCTCTTTGCAAGATTTCTGAAAGTAATATAATCTTTCAAGAATGCCAATTTAATTGTGCCAGTAGGTCCTGACCTTTGTTTTGCAATTATCACCTCTGCTACGCCAGCTTCTTTTGTGTCTGGATGGTAATACTCGTCTCTGTACAACAACCACACCATATCACTATCCTGTTCAATGCTCCCGCTTTCCCTCAAGTCGCTCAACATTGGCCTTTTGTTCTGCCTCTTTTCTACTTCTCTGTTTAATTGGCTTAAAGCTATGACTGGAATATTCAATTCCCGTGCTAACTTCTTTAAGTTACGAGATATTTTTGCTATTTCGTTCTGCCTGTTTTCATAACTACTGTCATTACCACCTTCCATAAGCTGTAGGTAATCAACTATTACGAGCTTCAAATCGTGCGTCTTTTTAAAATCCCTGCATATAGACCGCAATTGATAAATGTTCAAATCTGTATCGTCGCATATATAGAGTGGCAATTTCGCCAGTTGTGCTACTTGTATGCCTATCTTCTTCCATGTTTCATCGCTTATTAGTCCTGTTCTTAGCTGATAGCCATCAATGTATGGTTTTGTCCCCCATTGGATAAATGCTCTTTCCCCTAACTGTTCTTTGCTCATTTCTAAGCTGAAGTACAATACCGTATTCCCCTTACTTGCTACATTCATAGCTATATCCAGTGCAAAAGCACTTTTGCCCATCGCCGGCCTGCCTGCTATTGTGATTAATTCTCCGTTTCTTAATCCACCTGTTGCATTGTTTAAGTCCACAAAGCCTGTATCTAACCCAACAGTTTGTCCTTTATTCTTGTATCTTTCCTCAAGGATTTTTAGCGTATCCATAACTATTTCTTTCATGCTTTTTATATTTGCGTAATTTCTATTTTCAAATGCATTAAATATCTCTTGTGCTATGTTCAGTTTTTTCTCAAGCTCCATGTCCTCTTTTGCCAGCTTTATCAATTCTTGACCTGCATTTATAAGCTGACGTATTTTTGTTTTTTCTTTTAAAACCGCTACTGCTTCGTCAAAGTCTACAGTTTCAGCATCCTCTAATATTTTTTTGATATAGTTAGCATTTTGATTTTTATCTTTCATAAATGTTGAAACACTAACAATATCAACGCTTTTTTCTTGTTCAAGCAGTGTTTTTATCGCTGTAAATACCTGTTTATTTTCTGTAGTATAAAAATCATCTTCCGTTAACTTTAAAACTTTGTCCTCTATGTCATCATCAAGTAACAACAATGCCAATACGTTTTTTTCTAATTCGATATCGTGTATCTTCATGCGCTCCCACCTGCCAGTAAGTCACCATATTTTTCTTTTAGTTGCTCAGTAAGGGTTTTGATTTGTTGCGGTTGTTGTTCTTTTTCCTTTTTAAAATCATGACTAATACCACCATTAGCCTTCCAGCGTTGTAAAATCGCAGCCACATATTTTAATGTCCTTTTGTTCTGTATCGCTCCCTCGTATAAAGCTTCTTTTACCCATTCAATACCATATTCATTAACCATATCTATCAAGAAGTCAGAAACTGCTTTGTTTATAGTTCCATATCCATAATCCTCATAACATTCAACTGCTTTGACGATATCATCATCAACTTGTAAATCATCATCAGTATTATTATGATGATACTTTACTTTACTTTTCTTTACTTTACTTTGGGGATTTTTGCTGTCATTTATATCATCTGGATTGTAGTTTTTGTCTACATTAACACCATTAATGTCTACAAAAACTACATTTGAATATTCATTTTGAAGTAAGTAAAATTCTTTTATAATTGTGACTTTTTTTCTGCGTGATATTGCTTCTAAATAACGTCGCTGAATGCCTTTAGATGTTAGGATATTGTGCTTTTCAAAGAGGTTTTTGTCGAATAAACCCCATTTAATGCAGGAATTAATGACAGCATTAACTTGGTTAATGTCAGCATTAACTCTCTTTGAAAAGATTAATTGTTCTTTTTCAGTCCAATGATAGAAGTAGCCTTCTTTATAGATTTTCATAAGAAGTTTTATAACTATTGCAAATCCAACAAGCCCATGTTCTGCTTCTATTAGCTGTATCTTATCGTCTTGGTCCATATCTACATCTAATGGGAAATAATCTAATCCTTGCTTTTGTGGTCTTGCCATCCGAATCCCACCCTGTATAAATAATCTGAAAATACATAAACTAAACTGGGGTAGTATGCACATTTTTCCGTCAAAAATTTTTTTAGAGAGAGGGCATTAGCCCTCTGCTCCGTTTTCCCATGGCAATGGTATGTCTTCTATTTCCTCAAAATTGACCTCTATTGGCTCTTGCTTTGTTTCTTTGTCTTCATCATTTTTTTGCACATTGTTTTTCTTTTGTTTCTTATCCATATTCATCAGTCTTCTAATTAAGTCTGAAGCTTGTTCTTTAGTCAATTCTCCCTCATTTGTTGTGTTGTAATATTTCTGTAAAGCCTTTTTATAGTCTTCTTCAGATACTTCTTTTTCCTTAATTAGCTTTTGTATAAGATTTAATTGATTTTTACTTATCTTATCCTGTACTGGTGTTCCTTCTATGTCTTCTAAATCCTCTACGTCTTGTGTGAATATATCCGAAAGACTTGCTACAAGGAGTGTAGCATCTATTAAAGCTCTCTTTTTTGCCATTTTTAGCACTGTATTGTCAAGTGTATAAGGGTCGGACTTCGCATATTTTTTCTCTTTTGTATTGCAAGCTCCAAAGCCTTCTGTGATAAGCATGTCGCCTTTGTGCAGCTTGCACTTCACTTGGTACTGGAAAAATCCCTTCTCCCAATCTCTTGTGCTGTCGACAATTTCAAATTCACTTCTCAAGCCCATCATCATTAAAATTTTTTCAGCTCCGGGCTTGAGTAATGTTGGTTTGTCTGTACCGGGAATGATACCATAGTCTTTTTTTTCTTTCAGCGTGCTTTGTACAATCGATTGAAATTGAGAAATCTTTTGCATTGTATTTTT